ACCAATCGTGTCGGTTCCAGCGTTGCCAATGCCCGTGTTACCAGTGATTTCAACGTTGTTGAACGTCGAAGTGCCGGTGGTGGCAGTGACGTTGCCCGTGACGTTGCCCGTGAAAGTGCCAATGAAACCGTTGTCAGAAGCAACCGGGCCGGAGAAGGTAGTGCGTGCCATTGAAGGCTCCTCATTTTGCGCTTGCTGTCTGTGAGGTCAGTCCGCCAAGCCGGTCAGCAAGCAGGGTTGGAATCTTGGGACTGGTGTATTTATACACCCGCCGCAATAAAAAGAAAAGGGGGCCGAAGCCCCCTTTTCATCAGGCACCCTGAGAGCCAAACATGCCCAGCGGGTCAGACCAGCCGAACGAGTAACGCTCACGGGACTTGTAGCGGACGTTGCCGGTGTCGAAATCACCGTCCATCGACTGCGACAAGGGGGTACGCACGAAGTGCTTCATGCCGTTAGGAACGTCCGTGGTCAGGAACCAAGCGTTCGTATCGGTCAAGAAGTGGTTAATCGTGTAACCCTCGGGGATAGAACCGTTGTTCTTCAGCGCGTTGATGTCGTTGTCGGCGGTCGCCACGCGGAGTTCGGTCTCCAGCAGACGGGTCGCAACGAATTGCAGCGCGGGGGGAACAATCAGCTTCTTGGGTTTGGCGGCGATCAGCAGATCACGTTCATCCGTCCACAAGCTGATCTGAATAACGGCGGCTTCCAGAGAAGTCTCGTTCAGGTCAGAAGGGGTAGAAGGAACGTTGCTGTTGGTGCCACCAGACACCAGCGGGTGCGCGTTGGAGAACAGGGCCACGCCATCGCCACCGGGGTAGCTAGACGAGAAACCGTTGTTCAGAACGGCAGCGGCCTTCACCTGCTTGGTGTAAGCCATGGCACGAGCCAGAGCCTTGGTGTAACGAGCCGACAGCGAGTCATAGAGGTTGTCCTCAATAGCCTCTTCCGTCAGGCTGAAACCCAGAGCAATGGTTTCGTGGTTGTACCGAGCGGTCCATGCTTCTTGCGCATTGTCATAAGCAATGGCAGAACCTTCCGGCTTGACCGGAGCGGCACTGAAGCCAGACAGCTTGGTTTCTTCTTCAAAGCTACGCTCCGAGGTTTCGGTTTCGTAGATTTCCTTATGCTCCTCGCCATATTTGGCGTACTCAAGACCAAACAGCGCATTCAAGCCGGGCAGGAGTTCCTTGAGTAGTTGGGCACGAGAAATAGCCATGTTGTGTTACTCCTTATCAGGCGGTAGCGGTGGCGTAGTAGTACTCGTGCTGGCCATGGTTGAGCTTCACCAGAATCTCGGGGAACTGGGTGAAGACCAGGGTTGCACTAGCAGCAAACGCAGCGGACGGGGCTTGGTTCAGAACGAACGAAGTCGCGCCAGCGGAAGCCGCCGTATCTACGAACGAGCCAGACGGGATGTAGTTACCGTTGGAATCCAGCGAACCAACGTCCGTACCAACCGGCAGAGCGAAAGGCAGAGCCGAGCAAGTAACGGTAGCGGTGGAGATGCTGGTATACGTAGCGGTACCCAAGCTGACAGCGGTCTCAGTAACAAGACCCAGCATACGCAGCGGCAGAGCAGCCGTCGTAGCGGGGGTATTGTCGGGAGCCAGCACAGCGTTGCGCGAATCGCCCGAAGAAGTCAGACCCGTGTTGTTGATCATGGCCAAGTTCTGACCGATCATGGCACGAGCGCCCGAGGCGATGGTGGTGCCCGAAGAGCAAACCACAGCCTTGAACACAGTGTCAGGATCGTCACAGACGATGGCCACAGCATCACCAGCAGCGGTACCGGCAGGCCAGTACTGGGTGAACTGCTTCTGCTTGGTCACCGGATTGGTAAACGAGCAACCGAGGAAAACGCCAACAAGCGTTCCTTCAGCGCCCGTGTCAACCGTGACACGTTGCAGGTTACCGCGAACCAGCCCAACGCAATCACCGTAGAAGATGTTGGTGTTGTAGCCGTTCGCAATTGCGTATTCACGAGTGGAACCCGCGAACACCTGACCGCCGATCAGATTGATCGGCTTTAGCCCGTAAGGGGCCGAAATGACAGGGTAAGCCATTTAAGGACTCCTAGAGATTTAAGTGCCTTTGCCAAAGCTGGTCGCGGACTTACGCTCCTTGAAGAGCGGCATACGCGGGTCACTTTGACGCATGAGGCTGTTGTCCACAGCTTCCGTCTGGGCTTGCGTCTGGCGGGCGAAAAAGTCATTCCGCTGCTTAACGAAGTCCTTCGGAGTCTTGCAGAGCAACAGACCGCCGATCTCGATGTTCTCCTTGTAACGGGAGTTCGGATCAATTAGCAGTTTGAATTTGGGTTGCTCTTCAACTGGAACGGGTTCCCAACCTTCGCGGAGTTTGGCCGATAGGTTACGCGGGTCTGCGGCGTTCAAAGTTGAGACGCGAATCCAGCGGTATGCGTAATCCGGGTGCTTGTCCGGCTCAGGCAAAAGTTCGGGCTGCATCCACTGCTTCGGACGCTCCGATACCGCACGCGTTTCAAGTTCTCTTGCGAGACGATTTTCAGCCATTTTGGGCCTCCAATTTCAGTTGTGCCTCAACATATTGTTGGGGCGTCAAACCCAGCTTCTTTGCTAGGTTGATTTGGCTTTGCTTTAGCTTGACCTTGTTTGAGGCCGTGCTACGAACTGCCGGTGCCACCACGGTGCTCGGTCGTGCGCGACCACCCTGCGGCTTTTGTTCATCGTCCCCTACTACCGATGTTTGGAAGGCTTCGGGGAATCGTTTGCGCATCGTTCTGTCCAGTGCGCGGTAGTAATCTTCTGAACCAATTTCAACGCCATCATCTCTCAGTTCTTCGTGTACGCCAAGAGCATATGCCGTCATCCCACGATTTTTACCGAACCAAGGGTTGCGTTCTTGCCACGCTTGTGCCTTGTCGTCGGGCTGTGGTACGGGTTGGTACTGTACAGGTGCAGGTTGTACTGGAACTTCTTCCTCTTGTAAAGGGGGTAGTTTGAAGTTCTTGGCCTGAATAATTTTCAAGTTTGCCACTTGCATGGCCTGCTGGGCTTCCAACAGCTTGTCAGAATCCCCGGCTTCGTAGGCTTCCTTATAAGCCTTCTTGGCCATCGCCAGTTCCATTTCAGCAGCGTTTTGCACCGTAGAGACATACTCTTTCTCTCCGGTGGTAAGAATCTGCTTGATGCGCTTGTTCTCTTCTAGCAGCCGCTGAGCCAGAACGATGGCCTCCTGCTGCTCTCGCAGAGCGGCTTCCTTTTCCCGGCGCTCGTCGTGCCAGACCTTGCGCATCTGCTTGAGTTTGACCTTGACGTTATCGTCATACTGGTCAAGCTCATCCTTCTCCAACTCCTCCACCAGAGGCTTGGGCATCGGGGTCTTGCCACGATCATCCGGGGGAGTGTCGTCTTCGATCTCGATTTCAAACGGGGCTTCCGCCTTGATCTCAACGTCAGACGTTTTTTGTGCGTCCTGCTCGTCGGGGAACTTGTATTCAGATTGGTCCATACTTGCCATTTTATGCTCCTTTATTTGCGCTTGATTCCACGCGGATCATCTACCACGCCTTCTACCGAATCATCATTGATGATGCGGAATTCACGCCCGTGAATAACCAGACGGGAGCCGGTATGGGGCCTAATCAGAACGAAATCTCCCTTCTGACACCAAGGACCGGTCGGAAATCGCACCGGGTCTTTGTAGCAATCAGGGCCAAGTTCTACAACAAAGAGGACCGTAGTCAGGGTTTCTTCGATACGAATAGTCTCATCTGACTTAACGAGGCCAACGTCGCCTTCAAACTCCTTGTCCACCTCTGGGACGGCACACAGGATGCGGTACCCCACAGGTTTGGGCAGTTGTTTGCCCTTTTCGGCTGCTGTCGCCTCAAAGTTGTAGGCTCCCACAACTTGTGGGTTGTTGGCGTCTGTAGCCAACAAGATGCCATTAGTCATCCAATTTCTCCATGGTTTGTTTAAGGTCTAGTGCGTAGCCCCGCGCAATGAGAAGACCCCGAATCTCACCGCACAGTTTCTTGTATTCCTCAAAGGTCTCGGCCTTACCCTCGGCCAAGTGGTCCTTGAGTTGGGCAACCTTTTCGTCAAGCTGCCCAACGATCACATCCATTGCGTCCATCAATCTCCTCTCTTAGCAGGGGCCTGCCGCCGCGCTTGCAGTCGCTCCTGCATGGCACGCAACTGCTCCTCGGCGTTCTTGTTGGACAAGTGCTTGAGTACGTCAACAGCTATGTTGGCGGACTCCATCTCGCGGTCCTTGGTCATGGACGCAGCGGTCTTGAGCAGGTCGTTCTTCTGCTGCATCTGGGCGGTTTGCTGCTGTGAGGCGATGCGTTCCCGCTCCACCTGCAACTGCTGCGCCTTGAGTGCGACATCAGCCTGATCCTTCTGCGCCTTGCGCTGCTGCTCAGCCTGCTTGATCTGAAGCTCCTGCATCTGCATCTGGACAATCGGGTCTTGCGCCTGCTGCTGAGCTTGCGCAGCCTGCACCTGCTGGGTGTTCTGCTGGAGCAGACGCTGTGCGGCCTGCGCCAACAGCGGTGACAGGCGGGCCTCCACCTCGGGAGACATGTTGATCTCCTCACCCGTCTCATCCTTCTGCGGGGGCAGAGACATGCCCAACTGCTGCTCGATCTGCTTGCGGTACTCAAACCCAAGGTGCTCATTGACGTGCGCCATCATGGCCTGAGCCATCTGCTGCGCCATGGGGTTGTTCTGCAAGAGCGCCTGAATCTTCGGGTCTTGCATCGCGGCCATGTGCACCGTGATGTGCGCCTGATGATCTTGATACGCAAACGCCTTGACCGGCTTCATCATCAGCACGTTCTGGTTCTCGGTGATGGGGTCGGTCGGCTTCTGGTCCTCCTCCATCGGCACGAGCTTCTGCGCATCCTTGATACCCAACACGTCCAGCATCTGCCGATACAGCAGCGGCATATTGAACAAGTTCGGTGCCTGCTGCGCCAACTGGAACACAGCTTGGTACTGCACGATCTTCTGCGCCATGGTTGACGCGTTCGGATCAGACACGGGGATCACGTCCACGTCGTCGTAGTCCGACTTCTTGGCGCGGCGGTCGCCCTCGACCGGCTCGTAGCTGTACTCCTCGGGCGTATAGGCTGCGATGATGGCCTTAAGCAGCCGCAGTTCTTGCTTGAGGCTGTAGTGGATGCGGGCCTGCACTGCGCTCATCGTCTTGAGCGTGCGCTCAAGGATGGCCAGTGTGGTGCCCACCGGGGCTTGCGCCGACATGTCGCTGATCTGGAGGTCAGCGGTGTTTGCAAACCGACGTCCCTCCTCGACGATCTTGTCCATCAACGCAGCCAGAGCCTGCGACGGCTCCTTGTATGGCAGCGGCATGATGTTGTCACGCAGCGTGCCGGAGGGCACGTCCATATCGCGCCACTCGCCCGGAGAGATCGGCGTGTCGTCGCCCTTGGCCCTCATGCCACGGGTCTTGAAGCCACCGGGCAGGTTAGACAGCGAACCCGCGTCAACGAGTTGCCGCAGAAGAGAAGTGCCGCTCTTGGCGTATGCGCCGATCAGGTGGATCAGGCCAAAACAGTAGAAGCCAAAGCCGGGGATGTAGCCATAGTGCACGATGTGCGTGCGGCGACGATAAGTGGTGTCGTCCTCGTCCCAGTTACGCCGGATGGCCAGTACCTTATTTGTGCCCTTCTCGATAGTGACGATGTAAGGCAGCGCGATGCCGGTCTTCTCTCCGCTCTTGTCGGTGTGCTCAAACCCCTTGAGGTCAAGCTCGACCTGCATCTCCAGAATCTTGAACCGATCATCCGACGTGGCGCGAAAGCCCAGCTTCTCGGCGATCTTCTTCTCCACCTCGTCGAGCACCAGCGTTGGCTCTCCAAGGTCAACATCACGCCAGAATCCCGCGACCTGCAACTTGCGCACATCGTTCTCTGACTTGCGCATGACGTGTGTGATGCGCGGAGAAGACTGCAAGTCCGACGCGCCATAGGGCACCACAATGTCTTCGGCAGGCACAAAGATCGAGACTTGCCGCTCAAGACTGGGGTCGTAGTAGACCTTCTTGAACGCATTACCCGCCAGACCCAAGCCCCAGAGCATGCGCTCGTGCTCGGGCCTGTACTCGGTCATCACATCCGTGAGTTGGTAGTTCATGTCGTCAGCCACACGCTTGGCTGACTCTTTCTTGTCCGGGGTCTCGCGCCCGATGATCTGGGTCTTGACCGGCCCCTGCGCGGGGAACGTACCCATCATGGTCTCGGACTGGAACTTCACCAGTGCCTCAGACAGCAGCGGGTGCGTCACGCCGCACGCGCCTTCCCACGGCTCGGCACGCTCTTCGATCTTCATGCCCAGCAACTCCAGACCATCCACGTAGGTCTGAATCCAATCCTTGCGGGAGGCGATGTCCTCATCAAACTCGCCAGTCAACTGCTGGGCCAAAAGCTCCAATTCATCCTCGCCCATGTGTTCTGCAAGGTTAGCGTTGAAGTCTTCGCCCGATTCGTCTTCTGCCTCGATCTCCAGAATCGGCATGCCGTCCACGCCCAGCGTGACTTTCTCAGGGTCTTCGATCTCGATTTCAATCGCAGGAGTCGCCGCGTCCATCGCTGCAATCTCCTCCAGCCCTTGCGGGGCGGCGTACAGAGACTTCTCAATCGCCATGATTCATCCTTAATAAAAAGCTGCTTTCTTGCGGTAGTACTGCGGCTCGTCTTCCTCGTCCGAATCAAGCGCAATAA